AGACGCAGGACATCGTGTTCCACAAGGATGCGTTTGCATCGGCGTTCGCTCCGCTGCCCGTCCTCGCCTCGTGTGAGGGCTACACCGCCAGCGTCAAGGGTATCAGCGTTCGCGTGATGACCTTCGGCGACGGCAAGAACGACCTGGAGAACACCCGCATCGACGTGTTGTTTGCGTTGCCTGCGGCGATCCGTCCGGATCACGCCTGTCGCGTCACCGAGTAACCCAACCGGGAAGGGGCGGTCTCCGGGCCGCTCCGACCCACTCATTTTTGCGTCTGTCCAAAGGTCACAGCATGACGACTGCCCTGCAAATCGTGCGCGGTGCGCTGCTCAAGCTGCGCGTGACGGACGCCAACTCTGCCACGGAAGAACAGCAGCTCAAGGACGGCATGGCCGCGCTCAACCGCATGGTGCGCACATGGGAGGCTTTCGAGCAGACCGTGGGCTGGTCCGATGTGGACGACGGCGAGGACGTGCTGAACACGCCGCCCGAGCTTGACGATGCGCTGATCTACAACCTCGCCGTTCGACTGGCTGACGAGTACGGCAAGGAGCCGACGCAGGCCGTTATGGGCCTGTCTCTTGAGGGCCTGGCGCTGATTAGCGCGATGGTCGCCTCTGCGACCTATGTGCGCACGGAATACCCGGATCTTCCCCGTGGTGAGCAACAACTGCCGGGCTATGGCTGGCGCGCTGGGCTGTACCGCTAATGACGCGCTGGACCCCGGCCCCGTTCGTCGGTGGCGCCTACAGCGACGATTCCAAGGAATGGTCGGCGCAAGACACGGTGAACTACATCGTCGTCAATGCCGAGCGTCAAGGCACGCGCAGTCCGACCAAGTTGCGCGGCGTGCCGGGCATGGTGCTGTTTGCTGACCTTGGCACGGACGCCCCGATTCGTGGCGCGCACAACTGCGAAGGGCTGCTGCTGGTCGTCTCTGGCCGCTCGCTGTTCAAGGTTGCCCCAAGTGGCGCTTCCACGCTGATTGGCACCATTCCTGGCGCATCGCGTGTGTCGATGGCGCACAACCAGTACGAAGGCGGCTATCAGGTCGCCATCGCCAACGGAACGGGCGGATACGTCTACAACACGCTGGACGACTCGTTGGTGCAGATCACCGACGACGGCTTCCCTGGCGCCATTTCGTTCGACTACGTGGACAGCTACATCACCGGCATCGAACCGGGCAAGCGGTTCGCGTTCATCTCTGAACTGGCGGACGCCACCAGCTACAACACGCTGGACCGGCAGGAGGCTGAAGGCTCGCCCGATCTACTGGTGGGTCAGCTTGTCACGCATCGTGAGTGGTGGTTGTTCAGCAAGCGCAGCATTGAGCCCTATGTCAACACGGGCGCGAATACCGGCACGTTCCAGCGTGCTTCCGGCGTATTCATCGAGCGTGGTGCCGCGTCGAGTCATTGCATGGTGGCGCTGGACAATGCGCCGTTCTGGGTCGGTGACGACGGCGTCGTGTACCGCGCCTATGGCTACACACCGCAGCGCATTTCCACCGTCGCCATTGAACACGCTCTCGCGCAATGCGACCTCTCCCGCTGCTTTGCCTTCACCTTCGAGGACGAGGGTCATAAGGTCTATTACCTCACCTGTCCCGATGGCCAGACGTGGGGCTATGACGTGCAGACGCAGGAGTGGCACCGCCGCCAGTCCTACGGCCTCAATCGCTGGCGCGTGTCCACGCTGACCAAGTGGAACGACCGTTGGATTGCAGGTGACTACGCGAACGGCCAGCTCTACATGCTGGACTGGAACACGCAGGCAGAAGGCGATCAGGTGCTAGAGCGCCGCCGCATCACCGGCGTCATGTCCGATGTCGAGAACGCGCTTATCGTCAACGCGATTCGGCTGGTTGTGGACACGGGGGCGCCGGCTGCTCAAAAAAAAACGGTCTATGGGGTATTGACTAGCCTACTGTATCCGCTGGTCGCAACTGACTCGCTGCGCGACATGTCTAGCGCCACCGCCATATCCGCACTGCCTATCCCCAGGCCACTAGATAAGTTCGGCAGTTCCAGCGCATCCAGTGGGATCACGCTGACGGTAACCACGGCATACAAGGCGTTCAGTACTACGGAAGCCTATGCCACGACATCGGCCCCATCCGGTGCAATCCTCACTGTGACGACCGCGTACAAGGCGCTCTCGCCCTCCGAAGCGTTCGGATCCTCTTCGGTGGCGTCCCGCGCCTCCTTGGTCGTCACGACCGCCTACATCACCTACGCCATTCCGCGAGAGTCGCTCAACTCCTCGTCCATTGCCACAGGGATAACCCTCGCATGACCACAGCACGCATGGAAACCATCGTCGGACTAAAGGGACATTTCACCCTTTCGGTTCAGCGCCCCGACAGAACGGACGTTTACGAGTTCGACAACCTGATAACGAATGCGGGCATGGATTCCATCGGGAATATCACGTATGCATCTGGCGGCAATTTGGGCGCATGCCTCGTCGGTAGTGGTAGCGCCGCGCCCGCCAACACGGATACGGCGATAAAGTCGTTTATTGCTGGGCAAGGAGCAACCGGAACCACCAGCGCGGTAACGACTGACCACGGATCGCTGACAAAGACGTATAAATTCGCGCAAGGGGCTGTTGTAGGCAACTTGGCGGAAGTAGGCATATCGGACAAGGGCGACAATACCGGGATGCTGTTTAGCCGGGCGCTCATTCTTGACGGAGGCGGCAGCCCAACAACTATCACTGTCACTACCATTGACATCCTGACGGTAACCTATGAGCTTGACCTATATTGGCCAACGTCTGACGCCACCGTAACGCTGGCGGACGGAGCCACCACATACACGGTTACATGCAGGGCAGCAGAGACCGTAAGCGGAGGCTATTGGGCGCAGTTTATCTCGAACGTTTTTGGCGGTAGTAATAATGCGTTTTGGAGTATTTCTGCGTACACTGGCGCGATTGGCAGCATAACTGGAGTGCCATCCACGCCTATCGGAGTATCCTCCGTATATACCCGTGGCGCATACACGTCCGGGTCATACTCCCGCACCGATACCGTGCTGATCGACATCAATACGTGGAATGGGAACCTGACGGCGTTCGAGTGGACGTCACCCATCGGCGCTTATCAGTTCGGGTTCAGTCCTGCTATCGCCAAAGACAATACCAAGACGCTAGCACTCGCCCGCACGATTTCATGGGCGCGCAGGTGATCCCAGGAAACGCATTAACGGCCACGCCGATGGAGGCGCCGTTTCAGTACAAGATGCGCGATGACGGCGCGCCGTTGATCGACTATGAAACGGGTGGGGTGGCGCTGAACGACGGATCGCAGGGCATGCTTGTGCGCGTCTGGAAGGCAACCCTCGTTGGCGACGACATCATGGTGGGCGCGGATGGCGTCACGCCGGTTTCCGTGTACTCCACTCCCGGTATAACGCGCCTTGCTCTGGCGTTTGACCAGAACATGCAAACCTTCATCGCGTGGGAGGATGCATCCGGGGCGCATTGCCGGTTCTACAACGACGGCGCATTTTCGATTATCGACCTCCCCGCAGGTTCGTCCAATGTGTGCGCCACGGGCGACGAGAACAGGATCGTCTTGCGCAATACGCGCGACATTATCCTGGCGTATCAGCGCGGGTCGTCGCTGTATTTCCGCCAGCAGCGCGAGCGGTTCGCGGTCGAACACTCGCTCTCCAATGCAGTGATCGGGAAGCTGTCGGCGATGGGCATGAACAAGCAGCTTCGCATGCAGTTTCGGAGCATCGCGGCATGAGCGCCATTGACTTCCGCTATTCCAAGGACGGCGGCAAGAACTGGTCCGACTGGCGCAAGCTGGACATGGGCCAGACGGGCGATTTTGTGAAGTCGCTGGAAATGCACCGCTTCGGTCGCGGCAAGCAGTGGGTGTTCGACATCCGCGTCACCGATAACGTCAAGGCCGATTTGTTGTCGGCTGCGATGAAGATCGAACAGACCGACAGTTAACGCATGGATATAGATGCTCACTCGCTTGTGTTGGCAGGCGAGACGGACATGCTCGCCCTGAAATCCGCGATGTTGGCCAGTGCGGACGCGGTGGACCTTACCGACCACACGTCACACCACTTCGCGCACGGCGTCTACGGGCGCGAGCTGCGCATTCCCGCTGGCGTGGCGGTCATGGGGAAGGTTCACCGCCATTCGACCCTGAATGTTCTGGCCTCTGGCGAGCTTGCCGTGACCACGCCGGACGGCCCGCAGGTATTGAAGGCGCCGGCGATCTTCGTTTCACCCGCTGGCACCCGGAAGCTCGGGTTTGCCATCACTGACTGCGTGTTCTTGAACGTGCACGCATCGCAAGAGACTGACCTCGACAAGCTCGAATCGGAGCTGATCGTGCCGGATGAATTGACCATTGCGGGAGAAGCAAAATGTCTTGGGTAGCAGCAGCAGTCGCGGGTGGCGCGCTTATCAACGGGGTGGTTCAGAGCAACGCCGCATCCAAGGGTGCCAAGGCGTCGCAGAACGCGACCAATGCTGCCATCGCGCAGCAGAACATGAACTACGACCGCACGGCGGAAAACCTTAACCCGTACATCAACGCTGGCACGAGCAGCTTGGGCGACATCAACAAGCTCAACAGTGGCGACTACAGCGGGTTCCAGAATTCCCCGGATTACCAGTTCAACTTGCAGCAGGGGATTCAGGGTGTTGACCGCAGCGCGGCAGCTCGCGGCTCGCTCTACTCGGGCGGTCACAGCGCCGACTTGCTGAACTACGCCTCGGGACTGGCCAGCAACCAGCTCAACAACTATCGCGGCGCGCTGATGAACATGGCGCAGATGGGGCAGGGTGCGGCATCCAACCTCGGCAGCATCGGCGCGGGACAGGCGGGCGCTATCGGTGGCTACCTGACCGGCAACGCCGCCAATCAGGCAGCGGGCTATCAGAACCAGGCGAACGCCTACAGCAACACGCTCGGGCAGCTTGCCGGCGCCTACGGCCAGTATCAGGGCCAGCAGATGCCCACGGCCAGCTCCTACGTCGGCACCAACTCATTCGGCAACACCGGCACAGCGGCCAACGGCTGGGGCGCTGGCGGCGGATCATACAGCCTCGCTGGTGGCCCGCAGGCCAGCCCATACTTCAAGGGAGCGTGATCCGTGGTCCAACCTATCTACGCCGATATCGCGGGAAGCCTGAATCAAGGCTACAACACCGGGCGTCAACGTCTGTCTACCCAACTTGCGGGACAGGCGATCAACGCGCAGGGCGATGATCGGCAGAACGCCATGTCGCAGCTTGCCTCGGTCAATCCCGGCGACGCGATGGCGCTTGGCGGACAGTTTCAGCAGCAGGCGCAGCAAGCCCAACAGGCGCAGCAGGCACAGGACACGGACCATGCCGCGAAGGTCAACGGCGCGGCCAACTTCATGTTGCAGGCCATCCAGACAAAAGACCCCGCGCGGATACAAGGCGCGTGGCAGTCGGTGAAGCCGTATCTTGAACAGTTGACCGGCAAGACCGCGCCCGACCAATACGACCCGGCGATGCTTCCGGGCATCTATCAGGCGGCGGGTCAGTCTGGCGGCGTGCCCACTCCCAAGACCAATGTGCTGTCCGCTGGCGCCTCGCTGACGGATGCCACGGGCAATGTGCTGTATCACAACGACGTCAGCGCCAAGCCGCAGCTCATCCAAGCGGCAGACGGAAGCTATGTATGGGCGACGCCGGGGCAGGGCGCAACACCGTTGACCTACGGCGGCGGGCAGC